CATCCCCCTTTTTTATTGGTCTCTCATCAGTTCCACTAAGACAGATAACTAACACACATAACTAATGAGCCTTTTTCATTACTCAGATATGACATATGACGAGCTAACAAGTGCTGTAAACCTCGAAAAAGCTTGCGAATTAAGTCAAGCAGAGATGGATGAATTGACTGATGAGGAGTTCACTGAATTTCTTGCATGTTGCTCCATCTATGAAGACTGAATATCCAATCAACATATCTAACCAACTCACCCACAATTTCACCCATGGCTAACCGCTACCAGTTCAAAACCACCCTTGCTACCTACGTCAATGTCTTCGAGGATGCAGGTCAATATAATAATCGAGGGTTTAAATACACCATCCCCGAAGACATCCTTCCTCAACTAGAAAACGAGCGGGAAGAATTACTTGACTGGTGCAGAACCAAGGCTAAAGGTAAAGTTCTCGTCGATTTTGCTCCTTGGGAGCGCAATGACGATGGGCTTGTTTCATACAGCTATAGCAATGAAAGCCGAAACCCTGAGCCTGTATTTGTTGATTCCGACGGAACTCCTGTTGAAAAGTCTGTATTACGTGCCATGAGGCCAGGAACAGTGGTCAACATGATCGTGACTCATAAGCCTTCGATGCCTCCTGGGAAGATCACCACAAAGCTAGTTGTTCATGGATTACAGATTATTAAACTATGTACTGCAAGTGGTGCATCAGATAGCGGCTCATTTTCAGAAGACGAAGTAACGGCGATGTTTGGAACTGTTGAAGGTTTTAAACAAGATGAGCCTTCAGTTCGTGAAGAAAAGGAATTAGTTTCTTCAAAGGATAGCTACGACTTCTGATGAATTACCGCTCCGGCCTTGAGGAGCGCTTTGCAAACTTACTTGATAAAAAAGCTATTCCTTACCTTTACGAAGTAGATCGCATTAAGTACACCATTCAATCTAAATACACCCCTGACTTTTCATTAAAGAATGGGGTAATCATAGAGACGAAAGGGTTCTTCAAAGGTAGCGATCGAAGCAAACATCTTGCAGTAAAGGCTCAGAATCCTGAGCTTGATATTAGATTTGTTTTTCAGCGCAATAATACATTATCTCGGAAAAGTTCCACTACATATGGAGATTGGTGCGATAAGCACGGTTTTCAGTGGTGCATCTTTCCCAATATTCCACCCACTTGGTTTTTATGAATGATGGATTAGTAATGCTCCGCCTTGATGCTTTCATCGCAGAGCTTGAGGTAGAAGGTTTTCCAATTGATTTCATCATGGATGAACTTTATGAGTATTTAGAAATCTACGATGAACTCCAACTACCCGCAAAATGAATGTATTCGACATGAATCTTGCCCGGTGTGTCCGAGTAGTGATGCCTTCGCTATCTATTCTGATAATGGTGGCTACTGCTTCTCATGCGGATACTATCGGCGAGGTGACAGCGATGACAGTTTGCACAGTCAATTACACCACCAACAAAGTCATCAAATGCAGGCATCCGAAAGTTTTTCCTATCAAGGGGACTATGCGGGAATCAGAACCAGGAAACTCACAGAAGAAACCTGTCGGAAATTCAACGTCAAGGTTTCATCTGGACCTGTAGTCAGATTTCCTTACTATTCTGGTGGTCAGGTCGTTGCTTATAAAGAGCGCGATCAACAAAAGAACTTTACCTGGAAAGGTAAGAACGTAGACCATCAGCTATTTGGTCAGCAGTTATTTGGTAGTGGCAAAACTATTGTCATTTCTGAGGGCGAATTTGATTGTCTTTCAATTTGGCAGGCCAGAAATAATTGGCCAGTGGTGAGCATCCCAAATGGTGCTCAGTCAGCCAAAAAAAGTCTGCAAGCCCAGCTGAAATTCCTTCTCGGATTTTCTGAAATTGTTCTCATGTTTGATGGGGACTCAGCAGGCCAACAGGCTATGGAGGAGTGCGTTGCGCTCTTTCCCTCTGATCAAGTTTTCATCGCAACTATCGCCGGTTATAAAGATGCCTCCGAGGCACTTATGGCTGGTGATGGTGAAGCAATTCGCCAAGCTTATTACAACAAACGCTCCTATGTCCCGCAAGCAATCATCGACGGTCGAGACCTTTACGATCTCGTGTCTACGCCACTCCATGGCCGCGATGCTGATTACCCTTACCCTTCTCTCAATACCATTACAGGTGGCCTTAGGCGTGGGGAGTTGGTTACCTACACAGCCGGAAGTGGGACGGGAAAAAGTACCGTATGTGGTGAAATCGCCGTCTCTTTGATTAATCAAAATCAAAAGGTTGGATTTATCGCCTTAGAGGAAAGCGTTCAGCGCAGTGGTCTAAGACTCATGACTGTGGCTGCAAACAAACCATTACACCTTGACAATCAAATCGATGAACAGCATTTCCGTAAAGCCTTCGATAGTACTCTCGGCTCTGGTCGGGTATTCATGCGGGATGGCTTCGGTAGTGTTGATCCTGACGCTTTGTTAAATGACATCCGATTCCTTGTTAAGACAAACGGGGTTGAATGGGTCATTCTTGATCACCTAAGCATCTTGCTTTCAGGTAATGATTCACATGACGAGCGTAAGATGATCGACATTGTAATGACGAAGCTGAGATCATTTGTCCAAGAATGTAATATTGGGATGATATTAGTCTCTCATCTCAAGCGTATTCAAGGTGACAAAGGTCATGAAGATGGGGCACGTGTATCTATGTCTCAACTTCGCGGATCTGGGTCAATAGCTCAACTAAGTGATCTTGTGATCGCCTTGGAACGGGACATAAGTAAGGGTGACAATCGCTCCAAGCTTGTCGTGTTGAAGAACCGCTTTAACGGTCAGACAGGCCCAGCTTCAGACCTTGCTTATGACAAGGAGACAGGACGCCTCACAACCGCTTTATTCGACCCAATCGATTCCACTACCACAACCGACTATGAATTTTAGAGCCGTTCTATTCACCAAGCAGGACTGCCTGCCCTGCATCACCACCAAAGATGCTCTCAATAAAATTTTAAAGCTCAACCCAGCGTGTGGTAATTACATCGCCACGTTGGAAAAAGAGAATCACTCTGCTCTTGTTGCGGCTTATGAACTTGAGATGTATCCAACTCTTCTTGTTGTTGATGACAAAGGAGAAGAAGTAGGTCGTTTTACCGGTGGCAAAAAAGTACGTGAGTACCTCCCAGGAATCTTATCCACCCTGCGGATAATGGAATGCGCTTAGTTGCAGACATTGAGACCAATGGACTACTCAGGCAGGCAAATCCTGTCATCCATTGTTTGGTAACACAGGATATCGATACCGGGGAAGTGATCCGGTATGACGATTCAGGTTCTTACCCCCCTATTACACAAGGGCTAACCAATCTCATGGTGGCTGATGAAATATGGGGGCACAACTGGATAGGATTTGACCAGTCCTTTATCCGTGAGATCTATCCGTTCTACGAGCCCAAGGGCAAGACCTATGACACGCTCATTCTGTCTCGTTTGTTTTTCACTGATCTTCTTGATCGGGATTTTAGGAGCAAACCTGCCTTAATGCCTGCAAACCTATACGGGCGTCATAGTTTAGAAAGCTGGGGGCATCGTCTTTTTTGTCATAAATCTGAGTATGGCAAAACACTAGAAAATGATTGGTCTAACTACACACCAGAGATGCTGGAATACTGCGTCCGAGACGTAGAAGTCAGCGTCAAGGTTGTGGAGATGTTCCTTCCCAAGATGGAACAGTACAAAGATTGCATCGCAACTGAGCACAAGGTCGCTGAGATCATGTCTTGGCAAGAATCTATGGGTTGGCCGTTTGATGTAGCCGCTGCTCATCAACTCGAAGGAAAGCTACGAACTGAACTCGACTCACTCTCAGACGAGATGAGATCAACATTCCTCTTTGTTAATGGTGGAGTGTTTACCCCTAAGCGCAATAACTCAACACAGGGTTATGTCGAAGGGGCGGCAATGTGCAAACTCAAAGAGTTCAGTCCAACGAGCCGTGACCACGTTGCGTGGGCTTTCGAGACCTTTCGAGGATGGACGCCCAAAGAGCGTACAGATTCAGGTCGAGCCAAGATTGATGACAAGGTACTTAAAGAGATCGGTACGCCCGAAGCTCTTAAGTTTTCTCGCATCTTGGAACTACAGAAACACCTTGGACAACTGTCTGAAGGTAAGAACGCATGGCTCAAATTAGAAAAAAATGGTCGATTACATCATTCCTGCATTCTTAATACTAATACGGGGAGAATGGCCCATATCCGTATTAATGCTGCCCAAGTCCCTAGTGCTCCTGAATATCGATCCTTATTCGGTCCAGGTGAGGGAAGAGTTCAGGTCGCTGCTGACGCCTCTTCTTTGGAGTTACGTTGTCTTGGTAGTTACCTTGCTGTCTTTGATGATTTTAAATTCTCGAAGGAAGTAGTCGGAGGTGACATTCATACAGCTCTGGCCAAGATCTATAAGACCACAAGATCGCTGGGTAAGAATGTAACTTACGCGACGATTTATGGCGGGGGCAATATGAAGTTAGGCTTGACGGCTGGTGCTTCAAAAGAGGATGCAGCAAAGAGAGGTAAAGAGATTCGGAACAGTATCTTGAAAAACCTTGACGGCTTTGCTGATCTCTCATCAGCTATAGCCGAGCGAGCCAAATCTGGTGTGCTCAAAGGTTTAGACGGAAGACCTATCCGTTTACAAGGTAAGGCTCACGCTTCACTGAATTATTTACTTCAGAGTGCGGGGGCAATTATATGCAAATTGTGGCTTATTCGTACCCACGAGCTACTACAAGAGGCCGGGGTTGACTATTACCCACTGGGCTTCATTCATGATGAACAACAGCTCTCCGTCGCTCCTGGTGACGCTGAGAAAGCTGCATTTTGTCTAGTCGCGGCCATGAAGGACGTGCAACACCAACTAAACTTTAAATGTGAATTAGATGCAGAGTCTGTTATCGGCAACAATTGGGCGGAATGCCATTAGCACTAAGCGGCTGGGTGATCTGGCTGAACAATGGGTTTGTCTCTTAGCTGCCTGGAAAGGGGCTGAGGTTTTCCCAAACATTAATTCAACAGGAGCAACTGATCTCCTGATGATTATTGATGGTCGAACAATTCAGATCGACGTTAAATGTGACCAGGTTCGTCATTCAACTGGTAGGTGGGTCAATACCCATAGCGGTTGTGTTTCTGCACCTGTCTATCCCGTAGCTGTTACCCCTGGTGGTGACATTTGCTCTTGGACTGTCCGCTGGATCCAGGGCCGTGAACCTTCGGGCTTGTCTGATTTCTGGTCAAAAGATTACAGCCTCACTTCCACTACCACAACCAAATGAAAACAACGATTCTTCTTGATGCAGACTTCTTCTTCTATCGGGCCGCTTCTTCATCAGAAGATGAACTTGACTTCTCCCATGATGTCACTGTTGTTGTCGGGTCTTTCTCCAAGGGAAAAAGCATTATTAATCGCGAGATTGAAAATCTCCTAACTCGCTTTGATACCGACAAGATTATTTTATTCTTTACTGCCCCAGACAACTTCCGTAAGGATGTTGATCCTGACTACAAAGGCAATCGGACTAAGCGAAAGCCTTGTGGATATAAAAAATTAGTTAATTGGGGCAAGGAGACTTGGCCCTCACAAACCTACCCTCGCTTAGAAGCTGATGATGTTCTTGGCATTGTCGCCACTAATGGTTCAATTGACGACTTTGTTCTGGTCTCGCCAGATAAAGACATGCAGCAAATTCCTTGTCGACTTTATGATCTCAAAACCGAATACACACAGACTCCAGAAGCAGCTGAATACAAACTCTGGGAGCAGACGCTCACCGGAGATGCTACTGACGGCTACAAGGGCTGCATCGGGGTGGGGCCGAAACGTGCTTCGCAAATCCTCAAGAAAGCAAAAGGTAAGTACTGGGAAGTAGTTGTTGAAGCATTTAAGGAAGCAGGCCAAACAGAGGCAGACGCTCTCCGTAACTTGCAACTAGCTCGAATACTTCAAGCCCAGGACTACGACACCAAAACACAAACACCAATTCTATTCACACCATGAACAAAGGCCCTTCCTATTACCAGCGTGGAAACACAGAAGTNTGGGATTTTATCCGTGAACAGGAGCTGAACTATCACCTTGGATGTGCTGTCAAGTATATCGCTCGTGCAGGGCATAAGGAATCCAAAATTCAAGATCTCACCAAAGCTATCCACTACTTACAAAATGAACTGGAAAACACAATTGATGCGTCAAGCTCAAGAATTTCGTACGACGTTCAAAATAAAGAATACTTCATCAGCAACCAAGATTCAGAAATCTTTGATCGATGAAGAGTGGTCTGAGTTTCATGAGGCTTACCACTTTAAATCAGATGAATGTCAAGCAAAGGAGCTGGGTGATGTTGTTTATACCTGTTATCAATATGCTTGTAATAAGGGTTGGGATCTAGACGAGATTTTGGACCGTATACATAAGTCTAATATGTCCAAACTCGATGAGAACGGAGAGCCTATCTTTCGTGCAGATGGAAAGGTTCTCAAGTCACAATTTTATTCTGAACCCATTTTAATTGATTTACTATGAAAAAAGACTACATCGCTCGCACAGGTCGAGTGCGTTCATGGATGGATAATCCAGAATCAAAATTACCGGTCAGCTGCACGGTTTATGTCTGCGAAGACACAATGGAGGGAAGAGATGGAATTGAGAGCAGCTGGAGATACACATCTATGGCCCTACGGAATGCGGCAGGAGTCGCTGTCCATTTATCTAAACTCCGTCCAAGGGGTACAGAGAATGGAAAGGGTCTCGTCTCTTCAGGCCCAGTGTCGTTTGCAAGGATTTACTCTGGACTTAACGAAACTCTAAGAAGAGGCGGACACTACAAGAATGGTGCTGTAGTTGTTACATTGGATCTAAATTGCCCAGACGCTGAGGAATTTGTTGACGCAACTCGGGCTGAGCTTCCTTGGATCAAAAAGTGTCTGCAAGTTACGCCTGAATGGTGGGAACAAACATCAGTAAAATTGAAGGAAAAAATTCTTCAGGCACTTAAGTCTGGTGATATCTGGCTAACTAAAGTTAAATACGATCAGAAAGGTAATCGTGTTTTTTCTAATGTATGCCAGGAGATCTTTTTACCTCACAGAGGCAGTTGTTTGCTTACCCATGTAAATCTTGGGGCTTGTGACATTGATGACTTATATGATGCCTTTTATGAAGGGATGCTTGAACTGTGTAACTTGCATCCTACTACCGGGGTCGGTGAGACAGGTGAGTATCTCGATCCATCAGAAGATAAACAGGTTGGTCTGGGGATGCTTGGACTTGCCAATTTCCTTTCAATCCATGGAGTAAGTTATGCCGCTTTTGGTGAAGCACTCACACTCGTTGACGATGAATCAGCTGCCTGGACTCCGGCGCTTTGTATTGCTCGTAGTTTGCGGAGTGCTATTAACAATGCAGCTAATGTTGCTCGTGCTCATGGCATGGACAGAGCATTTACAATCGCGCCTACAGCATCATGTTCATACCAATACGTTGACCTTGAGGGAAATACAACAGCACCTGAGATCGCCCCACCTATCAGCAGAAATGTAGATCGTGACTCAGGAACTTTCGGCGTTCAGAGCTTCTCCTATGGAGACTGTGAAATCGCCAGTGAAGTTGGGTGGGAAAATTACAAGGCAGTTGCAAACGGCATCTGCCAATTGCTTGAAAATACAGGCATGTTCCATGGCTATTCATACAACCATTGGAGCGATTTCGTCACCTATGACGAGGAATTTATTCAGGACTGGTTTAACAGTCCGCAGACATCACTCTATTACGCACTACAAGTCAGCCCAGATACATTGAGGAAAGACGACGTGAGTTCGATTATGGATGAGGACTACGCAAATATCTTTGATTTTTCTGATGACAACGACTTCTGCTCCAGCTGCGCTGAGTAGCTATACAAAAATACTTAACCGCAAACGCTCTTGGACTCCCGTTCAGGGAGACAAGGGGGTGCTAGTAGAGGGCTCAGAGGCCACTCTTAAAAGATGTCTAGCCCTACGCACATTAGAGCTTCCCGTTAAGGAGATGCTCTCCCAAGGCTTAGAGAAAGACCTGCCAAATGACCCCGGAGTTATCCCTGCCCTTCAATCAAACATGTTGGATGAGGACAAGCATGATCTTGGCTTGTCGTTTGTCGTTCGTGCTCATGGTGTGGATGCATCCGCAGAGCGAGAAGCCCAGGCAATTCGTAAGGCTTGGCTTGCTGCACCCGAGCACCCAATCCTTAAGACAGCGATCCTAGAAAGGTCAGTTTTCTTTGTACTTCTACCCTTCTTTAGATTCAATGGAGACATGTCGATTCGCAGTCTAGCGAGTGATATTAGCCGAGATGAACAGACCCATGTCGCTCTCCATGGAATGGTTGCACATGATCTTGGTCTCTCATCAACTGAAGGNCTTAACAAGCTACGAAAGGCAACAGTCTTGTGGGCAATGGATCTACTAGGCACAAATGAAAACAAGTACCTTGATAAGGACTTTTGGCTAAAGCAGTCAGATAGTCTTTACTCAAGAGGGAAGGCGGAAGGCTTAGCTGACACACAGCGATCCAGAATGCCTGCGTTTTTTGAGACCTCGAATATTAATTTACCGCAGTATGGATGACACCAGTACTAAGGCTCTCTTACGGGTCTTGGAGGAAGCATTTCCACCCACAAATCCAATACCAACTAATACTTACGAATACATTATGTACCGTGCCGGTCAACGGGCGGTCATTGATTACATCTACCAACTAATTGAGGAATAGCTTATGTGTGGCGGCGGTGGCGGCGGCGGCGGAGAGTCCAAAAAGGACAA